AATATTTTTATCACCTGTTAATGTTTCGGTGATATTAACGGAGCTAATATTTTTATCACCTGTTAATGTTTCGGTGATACTTTTTGCAGAGACATTTTTATTGTTTGTGATTGATTCTTCTTTTGATTCGCAGGATAAAAAATCTTTTCCGGAAAGTCTCGAATAATGAATTTCGCCCGTTATATCGTTGTTATTAAATTCGCCGTTATTTACAATTTTTTCAATCGCGTTTGAAATTGTTCCGCTAAATTTACAATAGCTTCCGTTTTCTACAACGCCTTTTGGGACTCTAGCTTTAATATTAATGTTGTCAGCTAATACATAACTAGAATTAATTTCGAGGCATGTGTCACCTGAAATTCTTGACATTTGATTAAATAAAATATTGTCTAAAACATAGGTTGCGTTTCCGGAAATAGTAATAGCTTTATACTCACCAGTCCCACAGACAACATTTTGAATTAACACTGACCCGCTGTCTGAATTAGCCGTTATAAGGTTATAACCGTCTGTTACGTAAATGTTAGTGAGGTTACAGTCTATCCCTGTTAATGTAATAACGTCAACATTATTTACCTGCATACCAGAGTTGCTGTCAAGTCTTAAATTGCTAACAGCTGTTTGGTCACCAGAAATAGTCAATAGGGATGACGTAGCGCCACCTTTTAAAACTAATTTAGTGTTATTATCTGAAAAGCCTAATAGAGTAACGCCAGATTTTAATGTTAAAGAACCTGTTAAATAATTTCCGCTGGGGAAATAAACCGTTTTTCCTCCATTATTGAAAGCATAATCTATGCAGCCTTGAATAGCCGCCGTATCATCAGTAACCCCATCACCCCCAGCCGCAACTATGTTATTTGGAGGGTTCTGCACGTTTAAGAAATAAAGATTTGCAAGCACTTCTTTAACAAGTTCTTCCAGCCCTAACTGGTCTAGCAACTCTTTTACCAACTCAATAATATAATCCGGCAACCCATTAATCGTATTTGCCATATCATTAATGGCCTTGGTCAGTAGGCATACCTGCTGATTATAACTTAACGCGTCACTAAACACTGTAGGCAGTGATTTCATACACCAGCACCGTAACAGCTCGATTGATTTAAAATTTGTATTATTTACCATGTATATCCTACCTCCCATATTCCTAAGAATAAATCTGATAAGTCATTGATTATCATCATGTCAATGTTAATAAGGCTTTCACGATATTCCATTATCATAGATGCATAGCTTTGTGTTCCTTGTTTACCTGTAACTGTTTCAATATAGTCCTCGATATTGTTAATTGTGGTGTTATTGTTTGTGGTTACGTTGGCTGTATTGTCTGTTGTTGTATCAGTTTTTCCATTAAGTGTGGTAGTATCTCCGGTTTTTGCAGTCGTGGTATCATTGTCTGCTGTCATCCTAGCATTGCTTAAGTATTCGTCATTTGCAAGGCCCGTTAATCCTCCCTGTGGTGTTTCGGAATACTTATCGGTTCCACTCCTGGTAACAGTTTGATTAACATTCCCGTCAGATTTAGTGGTATTATCAACAGCCGTAATTGTTTGCCCGTCCTCTTTAGTCATTACTTTTCCATCAAGTTTTTGTGTTCCTGTTTTGTTTGCTTTATGTTGTCTAGTTAAATCAACATCATAGATTGGGTTAAATTTGTAAGTTTCTGCTTCGTACATTTTGTTATAGTATGGCATGATTTCATTCAATCTTGTGTCAAGCCTTAGTTTAAATAATCCCAGCGTTTCTTCTCCAATTTCCCTTGTATAATAATGTTTGATGATTTTTGTTAACAACACGTTTCTGTATTGCTCATCAAAAACAGGGAAATTAAAGTCAAACAAAAGCGGAATGGCACTCGGAATAACGGTGTTTACAATATTTGTGTATCCTGCCGGTTCAGCTCTACCCACCAACCCTTCACAAACATATCCCAATGTCATAGTGATAGCACTCATTCTTCCACCTCCTCTATTGCTAATTCTTCGTCCACTTGAGTTTCCGTAGCGATTATCTGCTTGTATCTTACCTCCAAATTAAGACCTGGAAACATTGCATTGATTCTTTCACAAGCTATTTCTCGTTCCATCAATTTTGTATAACGCTGTGCTTCTACGTCTCCCATACCACTTTTAACTTCCAGTGTATTAAGCCGCTCTCGCTTTTCGTCATTCGTGTTTCCTATTCCTAGATAAGTCATAGCTTCATTCCACACAAGACCTTTTAATACCTGTAATTTATCTGCAACGTATGGCGCCGATATGTCAATTGCATTTAATCCACTCAAATCCATCTGCTTATCTGCGAATATAAAAGGGTAGTTCCCTTCGTACTGTTTAAATAAGTTTATGATTGTAAGTCGCTGAGTTTCAGAGCAAGTAATAATCTTAGGATTTTTCTGTAGCTTCACGTTGGTATCAATAGCACGCTGGATTTCGTACAGTCTCCAGGCATACATTTCTATATCCAACTGCGAATTAATATGCAAAGAGTTGTTAAATATAAGCACGCTGTTTTCGTTGCTTAATTCCATTTGGTACCCATTGCTCGCATACGCCCGCCTGTATATTGGTATTCTGTAAACATCCAACGGTCCCGATATCATACACTGTAATGTTAAGTAACCCATAACTTCGTCTTTAAAGAATACAGCCATCCCATCAGCAAACAATGCCAATTCCAGGAATCGTCTATCACATGTTGGAGGGAGATTAATCCACTCAAACTGACTGATAGCCAAATCCACCAATCGATTGTAGTACTGAATAAATGTCCAGTCATTGCATTTCTTTGCGTTCCAGAACTCACTGGTGTTACCCGGAGCCATACTTCCCTTTTTGCTCATTAATTATCACCCCCTCCTGCTCTGTTATCTAAGCTATAGTTACCGACCTCTGAACCAGTTTTCCAAAATGTAACGCCGCTATCATAGATTCCGCGTAATCTCGCCATGTCATCTGCCGGAACGCTCCCTGTAAGGTTTGAATTAATGGTTTTAACATAGTTCCAGTGTGGCCGTTGTGAACGGTTCGGGACTTTAACCTGGTGAGTTGCATAGCCATATACATTAAAGTATTGGTCAATTATTTTTGCAAATTCAGCCCGAACGTGGTAATTTAAAAAGTAAAAATCTTTAATACCAAATGCCACCTGTGCGGTGTTAGACTGAGAACCATGACTTTGCGGCGGTTGTGCTTGGATTACATTTAATCTAGCCAGTGTTCTTCCAGCATTTGTGGCACCAGCTATTCCACCCACTAACCCAACTGGGCCGCCTGCGGCAAGACCAGCCACAGCCCCCATTGCAGAACCAAGCATATCTACAGCCGTGGACGAACCATTTTGTGCGAGCCACGCTTTGTATGTGTCTACTGTAAATGAGCACTGGGGGAAACCGCCGATAGTGATTGATTCATTGTAGTTTGCTCCAACATTTTTGTATCCTAGTGGTGTAAGCATCCCTAAGGGGTTGGGAGACATATCCATGCCCAAATTAAAGGTGCATTTTGCGGTTTGAAAGTATTCATATTTGTATGTCGCTGAGTTACCCATTAAATTGGTGACATATAAAAAGCAATATGGATAGGTAAAAAGTTTATTATTCATTGGCACATAACCGTCTATGGCTCCACGCTGTTTGTCACGTTCTATTACATGGTTTTTAGCTGGGGAACCCATAGCTGTAGTAAAATCTGACGGCATCATGAATACTGACACGATAGCGTCCGCTTTGTTATTTGTGATAAGGTTATCAATGAACACAGCCACAGCTGGAAAATTTTCAAAGACGTGTAACCAACACCCAGAATAAATTCCACCGTAACCACCAGTGCTAGTGCCAACATTGCCCTGTGCGTCTACAGTGGCGGCAACAACAACCGAGTAATTATCCATGTACCCTGTTCTAAATGCTGTGTCATAGATATAATCGCCAAGTTCCAGATTTTCTTCTACTAAGTTTGCGCCTATTTCGTCAACAAGAATGTGTTCCCGTTCTACAAAGCACGGCTTGATGGTGTAGTCAAAGAACCAGGTCTGCATTACGTCCATTTCATAAGTGATTGTGGAGCAATTGTTTCCTTTATATTCTACTCCTGTTATAAAAGCATAGAACCACTTATTACCAAAGGACGCGTTTTGAAACATAATATAGTTGCAATCGTACAAAGATTCGGCGTTTATGGCAACATTAATTGTTTTATCAATTCTTTGATAGGTGTATTCGGTTAAAGAAAACTTTGACAGACTAGCAAAATAGCTTGCTTGCTGTGCGGTTGTACTAAAGTAAATAGTGTTCCTGTAGGTGTTATCCAACGGAACGTTTTTAAGAATATGGATATTAGTATTTGGATTTACGTACATATGTCCATCCTTTCAATGTTTGTCTAGTGCGAAGCACGTATTGCCCGAAGGGCATTGGCTTCCTTTTGACTTAAGAGGGGGATAAACCCCCTCTATATTATGCTGATACAGTAATGGTTGCTGTATCGGTTTTGGTGCTGTCAAAAGTGGAAGTTGCTGTAACTGTGAGTTCACCGCCAGTTTCATTTTCTCCAACGACCAGGTTACCGTAGATGTCAATAGCGGAATCGGTTCCACCAGTAACAGTCCATGTAACAGACTTGGGAGCAAAGTTTGTAGTAACTACCGTTGCCGACATCTTAACCAACTGTCCCTTGTTAACTGTGGCTGTTTTAGGGCTAACTGTTACACTTGTAACTGTGGGTGAACCGCCAATAAATACAGTGTTGTTAACAAACGGGGAAACACTGAACGTTTTCCAGGTGTGATAGAAGTAATTCCAATAAAGGCCCTGACCGTTGTAGTTTTCGGTGAAGTTATAGAAATTGTCGAATACCATAAACCAGTCACGGTCTACCATGACAGCTGGGATTGCGTCAAGGGCTGCTCTTTCTTCGGCAGTTAACGGGACAAAGTTAGGGTCATTAGCAAAGAGTTCTGTAAGACGCGTGTTGTCGCTTGCGCTGAAACTGAACGTATCAACCATGACACGGTTGCCCATAAATTCGGCCTTATCCATATTAAACGCCGAAGCAAGAACCTCAACGTCAATCACGGCGTTGAATTTGGCGTTCATAATTAACATCTGGTCACGCGTATCCGTGAAGGTAGTTACACCTGTAAGATTGTAGTGTGTGCTGGGGAACTGCCATATGCCGGATATTCCCTTAATGGTAGAAACGATTGACTTGGCATTTGCAGCTGATACAGGGTCAATTTCAGTTACGTGCATTCTCCCGTCAAGCACGTTTCTGGCAATTAGATATTTCATGGTCAGGAACTCGTCATAGTTAGACCCGGTGTACATAGCGTCTACGATTTTTGCAATCAGGTCTGTAATTCCTTGCCATGACAAAAATGCCTGTCTAAGCTGGTCGTTGCTAATAGTCTGCTTGTAAAATTTCTGATAGTTCATGATGTGAAACGCGGCCCGTACGTCCGGGATTTCACGCTTGAACACTTCAGATTCAGCCACGGCCGGGTCGAACTGATAAGGTTTGGCAATGTTAACAAAGATTTCCTCTACCGTTTCACCAAATTCCAGCAGACCTTTTTTCATTCCTGCCCAAGGGTTGTAGAACATTTTAGAGGTAATCAGCACTCGTCCAATCCTGTTCATCAAAGCAGTTAAGAACTCGTTTCTAAGTGGCTGTAAATCCATGATGACTGCGCCAATCTGACGCAAGGATGTATCGTCACCCGCTGTCAGTTCCGGCACATAGTTCTGATAGTTGGCTGACGCGTTATCGCGAATTGTGTTTAAAATCTGCGCAGCGGCCTTCTGCACGTTAGTAGCGGACACGTCAGGGTTTTCCGCACTATAAGTGGCGGCAGCGTTCTTCTGTACACCACTAAGTGTAATTTTTTCTGGTTTAATAGGCATAATTATTCACCCTCTCTTTCTTCAAATAATGTTTCAAATGACCTTGTCTTACCGTCATCTTTCACATCTTCCTCTTGTTCCTCTTTTACTTCTTCACGGCTTCCGAAGAAACGCTCTCTATATCGTTTTCTCCATTCTCCGTCCAGGGCCTCATATTTGCCCTTCCAATCTTCGCCGTCACCGGCGGCCCTTCTTTCAAGGTCGTCATACGTGTCGGTTACATCTTCCAGGAAAGATAATGCTTCGTCTGAATCATCTTCTCCCAGGCGTTCCTTGATTCGCTCAAAGAACTTTTCTCTGTCAAGCATTGCCATGTTTCTCCCTCCTATAATATTTTGTTATAATATATCAACGGCATTTTGTACGACCATTCGCCACCATCTGGTGGATTGGGCGGTGGAACATATTCATTTTTAAACCAGTCATACCAATACCTTGCGTACTCTTGTCTTTTTGGTTGGTCAATTGTTTCAGGTCGTTCAAAGTTTTTAAGAAAACAATCTGCTAAGTATTCAGGTGTTTGCGTGCTAACTTTAAATTCTCCAAACGATTCGGGGTATTGCGTTGTCGGTATCCATTGTCCAGACGGGACTGTTTGTGTGTCAATCCATTCCATCTGCCCTTCTCCGCTATCACGGGCATAGCCGTTAGCGTCTGCCCAGTCGGTATAGTTTGTTGATGGCGTCCACTGGACTAGTCCCCAGCCGCCGCCTGGTGTTAAGCCCTGCCATATTCCGGGGTTAAGCGTTGATTCTACCTGTTGATTTCCAAGTAGACCCGCCACGGCTTCGGCCGTCCAGCCCATAGACATAAAATACGCAAATTGGATTGTGGCGTTGTTCTGCATTTCTCCAATCGACAAATAATAATTTCCCTTAATCCATTCGTTTGTAGCACTGGTTTCCCACCGCCATAGTTCTAACCAGTTACCACGTGAACCGTTAGCGTTAATAGATACCTGTTGTTCCAACGGCACGTTTGCTGTGTGCGCACCCATGGTTCTCGTAGTATCAAATACCATTTCAGTGTGATTTGACCTAATAACAATGTCGCCTGGTAACCATGTAATGTCCGGTGCGTGTTTTGTGAATCCTACTTGTTTTAACACGCCAGCCATACTGCTTGTTGTAAAAGGCCATGTGCCCCACACAGATACTAAGTCCCAACCACCAGCAATCAAGGCGTACCATATAAAAGACGAACAGTCATAGTATGTAATACCATTTACGCTTTGCTGGTTCCGGTATTTTTGAGAGTATCCTACATTTTCCTTAGCGCAGGTTTCAATTGCCCAATTATAAGCGGTTTGTATAGCTGGCATGTAATTACCTCCAATTGTTAAGCTTAGCGCGTTTAATAATAAACGGATAATCCCTTTCGGTTTGGTCAAGGTCAACCCTTCCATTGATTCCCGATATCTTTCCTGAATCGGATTTCTGCCACAAAGTCACGGCGCGCCCGGGTGATTCTGCATATCTAGCGTACCACATATCATACTTTTCATTCACTTTGCTTGCCTGATAATATCGCTGATAATAATCCCGGTTGGTATAAAACATGGCATAAAATCTGTGTTCTTCCAGTGTGCGGCAAAATTCTTCTGTGCAGTCTAGCACAAACTGTCTGTTAATGCTTACACCGTTTTTCGTGGCATGTGTTACCGTATCATACTCAAAGTCGTACACAATTGGATATTCCGGCTTATGTTCTCCGATAAACTCAATTAAGTATTCGGCTTCCTTTTTAGCCATTTCCGGGTGTAGCGCGTAGCTGAACCAATAAAGACCGTACGGGATTCCTAATCTCTCACACTCAGACACGTTTCTTCTGGCTTTAGCATCAATGTTGTTCTTTCCAAAACCAGCTCGGATGATTGCAAAATCTACATTTGGTTTTACTCTGTCCCAGTCTATGTTACCCTGGTGACGCGAAACATCAATGCCCTTAAACATGTTTTTCACTCTCCATTCTGTCAAGAAGTTTTGTTAATGCCAAAGTATTATTGTTTAATGCTTCGGACATTTTATCAATTTCCTCTTTGTGCTTGTTGTTGCTGTCATAGATGTACCACAGTAGGATTAACGTAAGAGCAATTGGAAATCCTACCGTGCTAATAATACTTACAATATCTTCCATGGATATCCCCCTTTCTATCTTTTATTATATCACAAAAGTCTTGCAATTGCAACATATTTATGGTATAATATATGTGGAAATACAGATATTGAAAAGTGTTACATTTGCAAAATTTTAGTAAAAAGGAGGTTAGTCATGGCTTACTATGATGGAACAAAGCTTTTGTCCCTCAAAGATATTAACGGTAAAAATCCAGAATTATTTTTAGTAACCACTAACCGAACGGGTGGTAAAACAACCTGGTTTAACCGCTACTTCGTTAAAAAATTTAAAGCTGGTCAAGGAAAATTTTGTTTGATTTATAGATTCAATTATGAATTGTCTGACGTGGCTGAAAAGTTTTTCAAGGATATTCATGGGTTGTTTTATCCAGATGATACTATGACTAGTAAACCCATGGCAAAAGGAATATTCCATGAATTGTTTTTGAATGATGAACCATGCGGATACGCTATCGCGCTTAACAACGCGGATGCGATAAAGAAATATAGCCACCTATTTAATGATGTGGAACGAATGCTAATGGATGAATTTCAGAGTGAGACAGGCAAATATTGCTCAGATGAAATTCGGAAACTGCTTTCAGTTCACACCAGTATAGCCCGTGGTAATGGTAAACAGATTCGCTATGTGCCGGTCTACATGTGCGGTAACACGGTTAGTTTGCTTAACCCGTATTATTCGGCTCTGGGGATTTCTACTAGGCTGAAACGAGATACAAATTTTCTTAAGGGTGACGGCTATGTGCTGGAACAGGGTTTCATACAGTCTGCGTCTGACGCACAATTAGAATCAGGTTTTAACAGGGCTTTCGCGTCCAGCGACTATGTGGCTTACGCTTCTCAAAATGTTTATCTTAACGATAATTATTCCTTCATTGAGCAACCGGAGGGTCGTGGCAGATACCTGTACACAGTCAAATATCTTAACAAACACTATGCTATTTATGACTATGAGACTTTAGGAATTATGTACGTGACTGATAAATATGATGCTTCATATCCAACTAAGCTTTCACTCACAACTGATGACCATAGTATTAATTACGTCATGTTGGCTAAAAACGCTTTAATCATTAATAATTTTAGAATGTTGTTTAATAAGGGCTGTTTCAGATTCAAGAATTTGGAAAGTAAACAAATGGTTATACAGATGCTATCATATTAATATTTCCGTGAGTTATGGAGAGAGGAATAGCATATGGATTTTTATAATTGCCCTTATGTCATAGTTATCCCATTTCGCAACGGGAATGAGTATGATGAGGATTATAGATGTAATGCAACTGGAGAATATTGCCAATGTTGCCAGTGTAAATTAACAGATGAGGAATGTGAACAGCTAATTAAAATTTTATAGGTATCACCGTGGGTTATGTAGCATTGAACGCTGGTGGAATCCACACTGTAAAAGGTGCCGCTGGGTTAAACGGTAATTGGAATGCCCCTTGTTACACCCCACGTAATGATATAAAAAGAGAGGATATTATATCCTCTCTTTTATTACTTAATTATTCGCGCAAATAATCAAATATTAAAACAAATCGTCATATTTTATAGCAAGTGCAACTAGTACAAGTACTAACCAAAGTGGCATCTTTAATCCTCCTTAATTTTCTTATGAACCTTAGGCCGCATGTCGTATCCTTTCTTTACAAGTAACACCCCTCCGGGCATTCTAATTGGCTTCAATCCTTCCTTTAGTTTCAATCCTTCTCTAAACTCCTCAATTGTGTGCTCTTTGATAAATTCTTGTTTCGCGTCCTCTGACATTCCAGCACACCTAATTTGATAATAAGGTTCTACTGGTTCCCCGTCATTATGAGTGACACGCTCAATATACGTCTTTTGCCTAACAAAAATTGCTTCGTCCCAATAACTTTCGAGTTTCCACGCACAGAAATTTGTAGGATGAATCTTAATTCCTTTTGCGTCTTTAGGACTCCCACTACAATGTATGGAATCCGTATCGCAATATATGAAACCGTCCCTATCCGGTCCTTGATAATTAGCTTGTGCAGCATTGATAACAAACCTCCTCGCGTATGATGTGATTGCTGAACCTATCGCAATGTATCCTGGTTTCTTTTCGCGTTCCTCTATAATCTCAAACCCTAACACGTTTTTGTTGTTTATAAATGGCCTTTTATAACTAGAAGAATCGTTTGCAGAAAATTTTCCATACAAATTGTTTAAGTATAGCTTAGCTAACTCCCTCTCTGCACCTTTTGATGATTCCTTGATTGCTTTGTATTTATACATGTATTCGTCAAATAGACCTATCTCTGTTCTAAACCAACATCCATCTAATACCTGTAAATCATAAACATCATAATGCTGTAAAAATAACTCATAGTCTACACATGTCATAGTCATTGTTATCTGGGTATCGTATAGCTTGCCTTTACGCATGTAATAACGCTTATATGTTCCCGAAGAATAATCGTAGATATCGGATGTTGTTAAATAATCTGTTCCGCTATATAAGAAGCTACCCTTTATCTGCACTGTAGGAAGCATCCCATCTTTTATCTTAAAACGACATTTGATTCTAACAAAATAATAACTTTGCTCTGGAAGGTTTGGGATATCTCCTTGCCAAAATTTGGGCATTCCTACAGGGTATCGGTTACCTGATTCAGATGACATGTTTGATGGATATGAACTGTTAATGTCTGCTGTCCAACCGTGCGAGTACTTTCTATTCTCTTTGCCCTTGACCAGATAACAATATCCACCCCTGTAACTGTGCCGGATGTATCTATCTGCATTACATTCGCCGTATATTTCTTCATCTATTTGCACCTCTGTTAAGTCAGGAAAGAAATTTTTATAGTCTATTTTGTCGTAAGTGGACTTAAACTCCTCTAAGCAACATGAACCTATGGTTAGCTTTTGATGGCCTCTCTCAAACATTATCTCGAGGGCTTCCTTGACTACTAGCACATCATTGCGTATGTACTCCTTTTCCTCATCTGTTATCACACAACCCGCATAACGAAAACCTTCGTACTCCATATCAAGCTTTTTGTGCTTTGTCTGGAATCCCTTGCCAATCTTTTTCACAGAAAATGGTAATAGTTTCAATGAATCCCTAAATTCTATAACCATATTATACATCTTAACTGTTATAGAATACCATGCCCCTCTATCACTAATCGCACACTTAAACTGCTTGTTGTACATTTTGCCTTCGGCTACTCTATTCCAGGTATAACCATTTCTCAAAAGATAGTCTAAAATAAAGTTTCCATCAAACTTTAAGTTATGAAAATAGCATACTATATTGGCCTTTTGAGCAAAAATATAGGATAAGAAATCTGGTAAAGAATGAAGAATCTCAACATCTTCTGTTCCTAATTTTACAACTGCCGCGGCCCATACTTCTGTAAATTGCTGTCCTTTATATACGGTGGTTTCAAAATCTGCCACATAGTATTCATAGTTTCGCGTCCGCACATCCTGTTATTCCCCTTCCGTCCAATCCTCTATTTGCTCTAATTCCTCAAACAGTTCTTCACGCGATTCTGAATTTATAGCCAGGAGGTCTGTCATTGCCGATAGTTTTCCCACTAATAGCTCAGTATCTGACACACACTCCCAACCAGGAAACATGCCTTTCGATTTCGCTTCCTCTAACATCTCAGCCATTTCTTCCTCTCCGTATTTTGCTATAGAGCTGTTATACCATCTGGTTATGTAATTAAAAAGCTTCTCGTTACGCCCAAATATTTCTGTCATCTCCATAGTAAATACTATAAGTATGTTCTTGTCAAACATGGCGTAATCTGATTCTGACAGGCCTACCGGCGTTGGAGGAGGGGCTTGAACTTTCCGTTTTGGTTTTTTCCTTCTGGAACGTTCTAGTTCTCGCCCTTCCTTTGATGTTAAAATTTCACCTGTTTCAATATCAATGAATCTGGATTCTTTGTACAGCTTTTCGGTGGTTAGCTTTTTAAGTCTACGAACACTAGCTTCGGTAATTTTCTTTGGGATTTTAGGGAGTAATTCGGGTACGTCATACCCCCTCTTTGTCATACGATTAATCTGGCGTTGTATTCTTTGTCTTTCTTTACGATATGCCTGTTTTACATCAGACGGTTGTTTATTCTGTACGCCTGTTAACTTAGATTTTCTCTTAACCATAACCGCTCCTTTCTGTAAAAAGAAAGGGGCATAAGCCCCAATCTTTATACATGTGCTATATTGCTAAACAGCAATCTACATAGTCCTTATTTGCTTTAGTCACGCCGGACCTTTTCTTGATGGAAAATGGTTCATCCTCAAAGAGTTCTGCCATCTGCGTGAAGCTTCGCTTAAATGTTGCTGACTGACACGTCCACACTGTTCCATCTTCTCCTAACACTGAAAGCAGTTCGTGATTCTCTCCCTTGTGGTCAACATCTTCGTAAAGAAGATAGCCGCTTACCTGAAGTGTTGTGCCGTCTGGAACATCCTTTACGCTGACTGCTCCCTGGTCCTGTGTCATCTTGTATACTTCTACCTTGTTAAACTCTCTGCTTGCTTTAATGATTGTCATGATTTAATCTCCTTTTCTTGTTTGGTTTGCCGGGTTCGGGTTAGTTTACTTTCTTCTGCTGGGATGCGGGACGTTCTACCTCATGTGCAAGTTCAATAAATTTTGATATTTCCAGGCCGTACACCTTCTCATCCTGGGCTAAGTCTACAACCAAAGCCGGAACAAATTCTGGTTCTGTGTTCTGCTTGATTGCTAGCTTAAGGGCTTTAGCCTGGTCGGTAATTGCACCCGGTACAAAATAAGTTCTGTTTTCGGTTTCTCCGATTGTTGCGTTTACACCTAATACGGTAACCTTTGTTGTTACGATTGTTCTTGTGATTAACTGCTCTTTCATGTCTTGTTCTCCTTTTCGATTTTTGATTTGACATTTTATTCATGGTGCTAGGGTTAATAGTTACTGTATGTAAACCGGATTTTGTAAATTTCAGCGTACTGTGGGTTACTTTGAATTTTTTAGTTTAGTTTTCCGGTTTGCAACGGGGTATAAATGTGAGGGATAGCAGTTCTGTTTCTCCTAACATTAACTTAGTATCAATCGATTGAATGGATAGGGGTGATAATTCTGAAAACTCCGCTATCATAATGCAGCTAGTAGACTTAAATGCGAACTTCACGAATGGCGATGTTCCTTGTGTTAGCCGCACAACTTCACTAGCTTCACCGAATACAAATTGCTCATACATTTCTCTTAGCACTGCTTCACCTCCTAACTTGATGGTGTTGTATTTCCATCTATTAATATCATAACATGTAAATGTGAACAAAGTATGAACAAATTCTTAATATTCGTTCTCGTTGTTTATTTGGTCTGTGAGAGATATTAAAACATCTAAATCCTCACACCTCCGCACCAGCTTGGGGTCTAGGGTGTAATACATGGTGCCGCGCTCTCTGTGGATGGTTGTAGTGAATAAATAAAAATAGTTTTTTCCGCTACAGGTAAAAAGTCTGTGTGAATCGAAACGCATTTCTAATAAAAATTGCTGAAAGATAATCACCATTAAATCATTGCTTAGATAGTGCGGGTTTTTGTCGGCGTATGGGTATAATATCATGATTCTACCTCCTCTATGGCCTCGCGTACTTCTAGTAAAGTCTTAAGACGAACTAGATTCCTGTAAGTAGTGACTGAACGTGAATCTGTAGCATACGTTGAATTAGCATCTAACTGAACTTGCATTATTTGTGTGTCTAAGTTGCATTTAAATTCTTTTAATGTCATTATAATTACCTCCTCTAGAGGGCGTCAATCTGACGCTCTTAATAATACCCAATTTAAGCTAAATCCTACTACCTTATACTCTAAATACTTAACTAATGCCGTATAAGCCGTAAGTTCTTCGCTGTTATTAACTTTACCTGGATTAATCTCTAACACTGTTGATGGCTCCCAATCGATATTTGTAAAATATAATTCACCGAATGTCATTTCGTTGCCCTCCTTGTTTGTTGTTTTCTCTTTGTTTCTAAATACATTATAGCATTGTTTTAAGGTTATGTCAATAGTTTAATTGTAAA